GCTCATACAAGATTTTTCTGTATCATGCCATTTTTGTGCTTCTAAAAAAGTACATTGCTCACGCTGTACTGCACTCGTCCCAATAAGACATGCTATTACTATAGCTTGGTACATCATTTTTTATTCATCCAAGCAGTTGTCCCCATGTACGCCCCGACGATACCAGCCCCACTCAAAAATATTAAATCAGTGACTGCACCTAAACCTTCTAACTTTTCTGCGGAACATAAAGGCGATGCTAAAAATACCGCGTAACAACCCATAAAAATCAATGTATATCGTGCCATGCGTAATTGTGCTAGATTCTTGCGTAACTCTGTTTCAGTCTTTTTTATTTCTTTAACGTGGCTTAATTCATCATCACTAACAATGCCATCGCCATCTTCATCGTATTCTGCGTAGATAGATTTTTCTTGNAGTTTCTTTTGCGGCACTATCTAACNCCTCTAAATTTTGTGCCTTGNACTGCGGAACGACCACCACGTGATTTACGCATCATTGCCATNTCACCATGAGGCGGTGACCCATCCGCACGTCTGCCAATACCNCTAGCTTTAAATTCTTCAAAAGACATAGTTTCATCATAATTACCATCAAANAACATTTCCCGTAGTTCTTGGTCAGGATCCATTGGTATTTCTTTTACATCAACATCTTTATCTTTAGCCATTATTATCTCCTAACTTCCAAACATACTTTTAACATTTTGTTGTAAAGCCTCAAGACTGAACGGCGTCACACCTTGTGTTCGTTGACCAGTAACCGTTCTTGCTGGTGCGCTTCTTTGATAATCGCCCGAGTATGTTAACCCTGTTTTAGTATCCATATAACCACCAGGAATAGATACAATATTATCAGCTAATTTTTGCAATCCTGACTGCACTTGGCTTAAATAACCAGAATCGGCTATTTNAAAAACTGGATCAGGCAAAGGTGTTCCAGTCCCCTGTGTGAGAGCTTTCACAACACGATCTTGATCTAAAGTATTTTTAGGAGTAGAAAGATTACTTTGCGATTGTTGATTTATCATATCCTTAACCGCATCTATTGCCTGTTGCTCTAATGTATTAACATTTCCTTTAACTGATACAGGTCCAAGTGCATCATCGGGTCTACCTGTGTATCCACTCGCTATACCTGTTTGTGGCATAGTGGCTAAATCTCCCACAATACTATCTTTACCAACAATAGAATCTGATACAGCAGTCTCAGTTGGTGTTTTAGCTTGATTCATTTCCTTACCAACTATTGTATTAGCAATACCAAGTGCTACTTGTTGTGGGATTGAAAGTCCTTTAACGAAAGCTGTTCCAGCGCCAAGAGGAGTATTCCTTCCCGGAACCGCCATATCGTATATATTATCAAAAAAACTTTTTTGAGTGTCGTATCCTATAAGACCTAAAATACCTTGTTGATCTTTTAAGACGCCATCCTTATAATCATCTGGTGTAAAAACCCCTAAAGTTCTACCAGTGCGTCTAGCCTCATCCATGGCTGCTTGCACCGCTGCACGTTCTGCTCTTTGATCCTGACCTCTATCAATTTGGGCTTGCCTATTATCTGCATCTTCAGATCTACCTCCACCACCAGCACCTATACCAGAGGGATCATTAGCTCTACCCGCTTCATCTTCTCCAGCAAAACCTCTGGGCATTATCCTCTCCTATTAGCTGTGCGTTGTAATGCTATCTGTGCTCGCATAGCTGCAATATCTTCTGTACTACCAATACGCTCACGTTGGATAGCAGCTTGTTCATTAGCTTTTTGTTTATTAAACTCAAGCTCCATTTGATCTTGCCGAGCATCCTGCATTTGGTCTTGTTGCCGTAATGCAAGCTCTTGTTGTTTTAATTCTACAAGCGGATCTTTTTGTTGTGCCGCTAATAATTGTGCTTCTTGCTGTAAATACTCTGTCACTAATTGTGCTTCTATTTGATCTATCATATTTTGCATAGCTTCAGGTGGCATTTGCTGACCAGTATTTTGCATATTCATCATTTGTTGCTGTGCAACCATTTGTGCTTTTAATGTCAAATGTTCAAAAATATGAGTCTGTAAAATCTGCATGGCAGCAGGATTACCTTTTACAACAATACTATTCATAAATGCTAAATGTGATTGTATATGAGCATCATGGTTCTGTTGTGGGAATGCTTTTAATTGTTGTTTGCCAGCCAGAGCCATCTGTAACAAACCATTTTCTGTAATAGCATTTGTAGGTTGTGGCTGTTGCGGCGGCGTCAATATCTGCTCAATATTATCTACACCTAATGCACTGTACATTCTACGATATGCTTCATAGATATTATGCATTTGTGGATTAGCTTGCGCCAATTTTAATTGTTCACTAGCTAAACTTACACGTTGAGACATACTGAATATATTAGGATTAGCTACAGGAACAATATCAACCCGACCGTCAAAATCACTAGCTTTTAATCCGGGCTGATTACCTGTAACATTGTATGAATAATCACTGCCATCTGTGCCGATAATTTCTGCAAGCAGTTTAAATTCTTGCTTCATAGCATTGTATAAACGCTTATGTACCGCAGACATAATACGGCTACCACGTTCCATCAACGCGACTGTTGTACCTACAGGCATCTCGGTATTTTGGATATTGCCTGTGCCAATATCTGTCGTACCTACAAATTTTTGTGCCGCCTGAACTACAAAACCAAGCAGCTGGAACAGAGTCGCGCTCGGCTCTTTGTAGGGCAAAGGTAAGAGTGAGCCGCGTAGCTCCGTTCCAACAACATCAACATCACGCCACTCTCCAGGTTGTAGTGGCTGGTCATCATCTCGGATGCGTAACCCTCTAGCTTTAAATCCTGCTGGCATATTTGATAAAGTGCCAGCATCTATAAGCTGCCGTAGGTTAGCTGTAGCTGTGCGCGAAAGGTTGCCTAATAAATGAATCAAGCCATTACCGTAAAAACCTAATCCTGGAGTGAACATATAATGAATAAAGTACTGTTTTTTACGCTTAAACGTATCTGTTTCCATATAATTACGGTAAACAGATAAAACTTCGCCAGAATCAGCTGAAACAGTGACAATATACGGTAATTTTATACCTGTTTCCTCACCATCTGCATCTTTATCAGCAAAATCTGCCAAATCTAAAAAACAATGGCACTCATACAGTGTAATTTCTTCATATGTACCCTGTTTTTCTACTCCAGCAAGCTCTTCTTTAGCCTCTTTCAGCTCATCATACTCACCTTCACCAGCAGATATCTCAATATCGCGGTAAAAACCATTAACTTGCTGCTTGCGTAACTCATTTTCGGTCATACGAATGATGTGTGTGGCACGTTCTGCACTCGCAAGGTCAGTTGCAGTGTACGGAACTAGCAAATCTTCGGCCTGTACAAACTTACTTACCTGTCTACCTAGCTGTGGATCAGGGTAAATCTTCTTAAATGCACTACCACATAGCCCTAAGTAGTATAACATCTGATCAAATTCAGAATCATACTCTTCCATAATGTGTAGTATTTGATAATTCATCTCTTGTTTAATACGTTCTGCCTGTTTTTCCAGTTCAGCAGTTGTATCACCCAAGACTTGTGTGCGGACAGGACCACTCGGTGGTAATAATTCTTTATATGCTTGTGCTTGGAACTGGCTAACAGCCTCATTTAACATAGGATGTATTACACCAGTAGCTCCTTGGAACGGTTCTGTACGGTTATCATACTTTACACCAAGTAAACTGAGTCCTTTAGTATAGGTGCTTAACCATTCATTACGAGATGCTTTATCCTCATCTACTTTTTCCAATACCATACTGGATATACCAGTGAGTTCATCTTCATCAATAAACTCAGCAAGGTTATCCATAAATTTTGGTTCACCCTTTTCTTTATCTTCAGGTGCAGCAAACTCTACAGAGCCATCTTCTAATGTGGACATTTCCATACCATCGAGTGATGGTTCAGGGGCAGCAGTAGGTAGTTCTATTTCTAATTCATCATCGGGCAATGGGTTACCGACCAATGCCATCTCGCGTTCAACATTATTAAAGGGACTTTTTTGTACCGCCACTTGACTTACCTCCCTGTATCAAACGTAATTGAGGCCGATCTAATCGCTGCACTTCAGCAACTACTTCTTCTATAAGCCGTTTTAATTCTTGTATTCTATCCGTAGTACGCATTATGTCTTGGAGGTAAGTCGACATGATCGTTATAATCCTCTGGGTGTTGTATAAACCCACCTTCGCGGAAACGTCGGAGAGCCTGTGTTACTGTATCAACAAAATCATCATTTTCGCCAACAGGAAA